CTACGATTTCTGTTTGGCTTTTTGGCGTAAGACATACAAATATAAGTTTTCTACTTTTTCACGTGCCCATGGTGTGGTACGTAAAAATCGCAATGATGACTTAACACTTGGATCTATACAAAAACATCTAATTTCAATTTTACGACTCAAGCCTTCAAAGCCATCGTAGTAATTCAATAATTCATCCAAAATGTCAGCAAGTTTTTTGCCGTGCAGAGGGTCATTGGAGGTGCTCATAATAGATCAACCATGTTTTGGGAGACCATTATTATAACCTGAGCTAGTTCGTAAATGAGAGAGTTGGAATTTAAGCGTAATTAATATAGAAAAGTATAGCTTATTTCCTAATGATGTATGCTGAAATGGCAGGATCAATCACTTGGGAGAATCGAGATAGCCAACTGGTAAAAATCTTCTGCCATTTGATTTAGTGTCTTAAATAAAATCTAGATCTTTCTTTTACGGAATGAGAACTCTAAGTCAGCAACGTTAATTATGATCGTAGAGATTCATGTTACTGAGCTGTGGTAACAAACAGTATTGTGTAGGCCACAGTCTTAGATATTCTATTTAACATAATAGGATATTATGCGATTTCAGTGACTTACAGCTTTACATTGCATATGTATAGTATTTTTCTTTTCTGGTTTCCTGATTCTTTTTTAAAGAACTTTCTTCCGTCTTCGCTCATCATGTATTCATAACACTGGTTTAGTGCTTTCTCTTTTTCTTCTGGCTTTATATTTTTGAATTCTTTAGATATATTTGCCAAAACTCGCTCGTAGTCCTTTGTTAATATAATTTCAAATTTTATGTATTTTTCTTGATCTGCAAGGGCGTAGGTGCTTGTTATTGCTAACAATACACCTGTGATTAATCCTTTCATTATTCGTCTTTTCCTAAGACATCTTGTCTATACTTCATCACTTCGTCTGCCTTTAGGTCTTTAAGATGGTATTTGATAAGTGCATGAATTACATCACTTTCAGCCATTAGACTTTTCTTAGCTACCACGAATTTCATTAGTGTTTCTTTTACGCTTTCAACTTCATCAGTTCTGATTTTGTAGACTTTGCTCATGCAGGGAATATCCGTTTACTAGTTACTAGGTTAATTTTAACCTTATTTATTGGTTGACAAGTTACCTATAAACTTTGTTTAATTGTTTAAACCAAGTTACTAGGTAACTTTTATGCAAAATGTGCTTTTTATAGACCGACAAGAATTCATACAGGCTGCTTTTAATGAGGTGGCAAAAATCGTTTCTGAACATGGAAATGCTTGTTTGGAGGCATGTGTTCCTGCAATTCCTACAGAACGCTGTTTAGAGCAATTGGCTCTTGTTGCTGCTGATTGGTCGTATGACTACACAAAAATCGATGCTTATTTAGATACTTATAAAAAATCAAACGCTGAAATATTGGAATATTTAGGGGGTGAGTGCTAATGGAACATATACAGAAGCTGGTTGATTCTCTGGAACAACGTATCTCTAAATTTGAGAATAAAAAGCCGATTTCACAGAAAGCACTTCAATCAGATTTGAACAAGATGCGTATCTTCATCAAATCATACTTCGAGTTAAACCTCGTTACCCAAGATCAACAAAAATCATGGTTGGATAGAGTGGAAGCTACTCAAATTCGCTATGAAGAAAAGCCTGTTCAAAAAAACAATCAAAAACAAAGAAAACACAAAGGAAAGCCTCACAAATTCAGATCGAGCAACCCCCATTTATAATATGCGGTTAAAGGTAGGTGAGTAACTTGGATCTAGACAATGCTGGTTAAGATGAAGGTGTCCTGATTTTGCATAATATTTGTTATGTTACATAAAGGACGTTTGACTAGGTTTGATTAACTAGGTTCTCTAGCTTAATTAAATTTAGTCAAACGCGGCACGATCAACCAGTAGTGTGTAGCGTGCCGTTCTTTGGAATCTTTTATTTAACATAATATACATTATACGAAAGGCTGTGTTTCAAGCCTTTGATATCTAAGTATTTAATGTAGACCTTGTGTCTTGGCAAACTCAGAACAATCTTTCTGAAGAACTGCCAAAGCAACTAGAACTGCTATAACCAACAAAAGATTGATAGCTTTCATTTTTATGCTAACGTCTTATTCGGTACTGGTAGCTTCACATCAACGACGACATATTTAATTGCTCGACCCGAAGTAACCATGTCAAACGTAATGTCAGCTTCGATTGGAAAGTCAGCCTGTTTTAAACTGACGTAACAAAGCAATGTTTGATGAATCCTGCCAGTTGAAAGTCTCACATGCATTACCAATGGTATTGCCTTGCGATAGATCCAACGGAATCTGACAATAAAGCGCAACATGATCATAGTGACGACCTGAATTGTCATCAGGTTTAAAATCGACAGCCTTAGCACCTAAGATTTTTACTTTTGATGTATGCATTACATTCTCCGAGCAGTTATAAGCACATGATCGAGTCGCTTGGGAAATGCAAGCGGATCAGAGCAACAAATTAAATTGATGAGTTCTTCAGGTTCAAATACGTCCTTGAAGACATTGATATATTTCCCGTACTGATGCTTCATGTTCTCGATAGCATTCTGGAAATTGATTTGAGCCGTTTTCGTAATGGTTTCAATACGTTCAGGCTGGATATGTTCTGCTAGATCACAGAAACACGGATAAGCAGCAATAAAATATTCACTTGGAGCTAGAAGCATGTCGAATGGTAAGACACGATCAATAGACTTGAACTCGACTTCAGCACGTTGCCAGTTGTCGTCAGGATCACCCTCAGCACGACCTTTTTCGTATATTCTCAGATACTTTCCTGAATCACGACTACCAATACACAGTGTACGGCCTTTACCGTTCGGTCTACGCCAATTGCCTTTATGCTCGATATTTGGTGCACGGTTGCCAAGCTGAAAGCCACCTAGCCCATCCTGCATATTTCCCCAATCAACACTGACATGCTTGCCCTGAAAGTCATCGTGTGCAATATCTACACGAGTTAATTTCGCACGTTTAGCTTGAGTAACTAAGAAGTTATAAAGTCTTAATTCCCAACCACTTTTAGCGAAATTACAACCACGACCGTTAATCATGATCAGGATAGTATTGCGCTGGCCACCAATACATACAAAGCCGAAATCTTCACCGAGAACATAACTTTGATTGTAGAAATTGAGACCAGTACCACGACAATAAGTAGTTGAAAATCCAAATATATCTTCAAGAATCGGATCAAGAATATCCATTGCAGCCGTGCAACGATGTGATTCAAGGATGAATTCATCTTCTTGCCACAAGTGATCACCAAGAGTCTCTAAACCCATAGTCATGTTGACCCAGTCAATGACAGCAATTTCATTATCAGCAGGCATTCTGTATTCGATGTGTTTAACACCATCGTTCGTCATAACCATGTGAGTATGAGGAATGGTATATAGCGGATTGTGTTGGTACGGGAGATCAGCGTCTTGTGGACGTGTATCGAATTTCTTTACCCCCATCTTATTAATGGGGGTTCCAACTGCTTCCTTTTTCATTCCCCCCGATAAGACAGTGGGTATTGGTTGTTTTTTATACTTATCCATTAGCAAATCCCCATAGCTCTAAAATTATCGTTTTCGGCTTTGATTGCGTCACAGTACGCAGCGACTTTAGGGTTCTTAAAGCCCCATTGGATCATTGTCGATTCGATGTAAAAAAGAACAAACTCAGTCTCGAAAGCTGGATTGCCCCCTACTATCAATTCGACCCCACGATCATGAATGATCTTGGCTACCATCTCGAAAGCGTGTTCTTTTTCCATTTTTATACATGTATACAAATCACATTAAGCGAAATATAGAACAAATACACATGTATATGCAACACATGTATACATATTTATTTGTATATTTATAGCCGTGTATAGAACTAGGGAATTTTAGAGATGTCCAAAACCGTGAGATTGACTGATGCTGAACAAGAAGCGATCAGAAAAAAAGCCGTTGCAATCAACAAGAAACTTATGGAAAAGAACAAACAGCCAATGAAAGACAGCGAAATTGTTCATGCAGTGCTAGATTTAGCACTCGAGAAAATAAACATTGGAAGCTCTGGAGCTTTAATACTTGAGGATTGATTAAAGAACAATCAATAAGACCTCTAGAGAATAGCGAAACTCCCCTATTCTCCCCAATAAATAAACCGACTTTATAGTCGGTTTTTTATTCAATTTCGCATAATGCAGATTGATGTTAAATTACGTGAATTTGCAAGTATATTATTTTTGCAAATTCACTATGTAACATAATCTGTCAGTTACATTATACGAAAGGCTGTTGTTATTCACCAATTAAAATGTCTATGCGATAAACCATTTAAAATGTCCTGTTTTTAACCACAAGAGTCAAGCACAGGATTTAAATTTCTTTGTTCAATAACAGCTTTCTGAGCTTTACGACTCGGCATACTTTTCTTGGCCCGGGAACGTTTATTCTGTTTTTCCAATTCTTCATGTTGCTGTTGAATATGTGCCAGGACTGAACCTAACCGTTTATTCTCAACCACTTCATTCTGCTGTAGTCCAGCTAGTTTATTGAAGACGCTATAGTTGATCTTCCGTCCTTCATGCATGATTGCCACAGTACCATCCGGGTACTCCAGAAATGAAATGTATTGCCCAACAAGCTTATGATTCAGCTCTGTCGGTTCAAGCAGATAAATACACTTGTCATACGTGATGGTTAGATTCTTGGTGACCTTACGCGGTTCCTGCCAGGTAAAAATATCATCCAGTTCAAGATCAGATTCGGTTAATGGCCGATGCAGGTTCTTTGAGTTTCGCGCACATTTGGCGAACTTCTGATTGAACTGCTCAATAAAGCAGGGTAACCATATATTGGCCTCTGCAATCGAACCAATACCTTCCAGGCGCATCTCCTTGATCAGACGGTCTTGAAGAGTTCTATTCGCGCGTTCTACGCGACCTTTGGCTTGGGGTGAGTTGGCAAAGATAATATCGATGTTCAAATTATTCAGAATCCGGCGAAATTGCGTAATCTGGCTGTCTTGCCTGGATTTCTGATTAACTCTGAATACCGAATGCTTGTCGCTATAAAAGGCTAGAGGTTTGCCGTATTGTTCAATGTAGGCTCGGGTTGAAAGCATGTAGTCAAAGGTCGTTTCAGCCTCACAAAAGTGCAGATGCAACAGCTTTCCAGTGGCATCATCGATATACACCAATAAACAGCACTTAGCAGCGCGTCCTTCAAACCAGTCATGATATGAGCCATCAATTTGGATCAGTTCACCGAAGCAATCACGGTTATAGCGTGGCTGGTATGGGCGTTTTAGACGTTTGGATCGCGGAATCCAAAGGTCATTTGCAGTCATCCAGCGCCGAACCGTTTCTACCGGGATATTCAGGTCAAACATGCTGCTGAGCTTCTCATGCGCCAAGGTAGGTCCAAAGCCCAGCAGATGTTCAGAAATAATGGAAAGACATTGCGATTTTAATAAATCGTCATGGCGATGATGACCCGGTTGACCACGACTGGCATGCGTCATGCCTGAAACACCATCTTGATTGAGCTTCTGCAATAACCGGGTAATTTGACGGGTGGAAAGATTCAGGATTTCAGCAGCACGGACTTGGGTAATACGATGATCTCGAACGTCTTGCAGAACTGCAAGACGTTGAATTTCTTTGTCAGACATAGTGATCAGCATCTATATTTTATATCCAGTCCATGGTGATAAAAACCATCATAAACCAGACATTTTTATTGGTGAGAATATAGACACTTTAAATGGGTTCTAACAGCTGTATTTCAAGCCTTTGTTTTATATAACTTTTCCAGTTTATGAATCTGCACTTGAAGATCGTTCTGCAATGCACGCAATGAAGATTTATCAATGAATGATTCGTGATGATTTGCTAGCAAGTACTGAACATGTACAAGAGCCTTGTTAAAGCCCTGAACAATGTCTTCAAGCTGTTCTTGTTTCGGATAAACCTTAACTACACGTTCAGTCATGGCGAGATCCTTAAACTGTTGGCTTTGTTGGTGGCGTTGGCAGCTTCACATCACAGACAACGTATTTAACGCCTTTACCACTGGTAACCATGTCAAACGTAATTTCCGCTTCAATTGGAAAGTCAGCTTGTTTAAAGTGGCGTAACAATGCGATGTTTGACGAATCTTGCCAGTTAAACGTCTCACAACCATTACCAATAGAATTACCTTGAGATAAATCCATGGGAATCTGACAATAAAGTGCTACGTGATCGTAATGACGACCGCTACCATCCGTTGGTTTAAAATCAACAGCTTTAGCACCTAAGATTTTTACTTTTGATGTATGCATTACATTCTCCGAGCAGTTATAAGCACGTGATCGAGTCGCTTGGGAAATGCAAGCGGATCAGAGCAACAAATTAAATTGATGAGTTCTTCAGGTTCGAATACGTCCTTAAAGACGTTGATGTATTTCCCGTATTGATGCTTCATATTCTCAATAGCGTTTTGGAAATTGATTTGAGCCGTTTTAGTAATGGTTTCAATACGTTCAGGCTGTATATGTTCTGCTAGATCACGGAAACAAGGATAAGCAGCGATAAAATATTCTGATGGTGCAAGAAGCATTGCGAATGGCAAGACACGGTCAATTGCTTTAAATTCAACTTCTGCACGTTGCCAATTGTCTTCAGGATCACCCTCTGCACGACCTTTTTCGTATATTCTCAGGTACTTTCCTGAATCACGACTACCTATACAAAGCGTACGTCCCTTGCCGTTCGGTCTGCGCCAATTGCCTTTATGTTCGATATTTGGGGCACGATTGCCAAGTTGAAAGCCCCCAAGACCATCTTGCATATTGCCCCAATCAACACTGATGTGCTTGCCTTGGAAATCATCATGTGCAATGTCTACACGGGTTAATTTAGGACGCTTGGCTTGAGTAACTAAGAAATGATAAAGCCTTAATTCCCAACCACTTTTAGCAAAGTTGCAGCCACGGCCGTTGATCATGATCAAGATCGTATTACGCTGCCCACCGATACAAACGAAACCAAAATCTTCACCTAAAACATAGCTTTGGCTATAGAAGTTAAGACCGCCTGATCTGCGATATTCAGTTTTAAAGCCAAAGATATGCTCTAAATGTTCGTCAAGCTCGGTGACTGCTGATAGATAACGTTGTTCATCCAGCACAATTTCATCGTCAGTTTCATACTTTGAAGTTACGAAACCAGATGCGTGAGTAATTGAACCTAGAGTCTCAATACCACAAGTGAAGTTGACCCAATCAATGACAGCAATTTCATTGTCGGCAGGCATTCTGTATTCAACATGCTTAACACCTTCGTTTGTCATTAGCATGTGGGTATGTGGAATTGTGTACAACGGATTATGTTGATACGGGAGATCGGCAGATTGTGGACGAGTATCGAATTTCTTTACCCCCATCTTATTAATGGGGGTTCCAACTGCTTCATTTTTCATTCCCCCCTGTGAGACAGTGGGTATTGGTTGTTTTTTGTACTTGTCCATTAGCAAATCCCCATAGCTCTAAAATTATCGTTTTCGGCTTTTATAGCGTCACAGTAAGCAGCGACCTTTGGATTTTTATAGCCCCAAGCCATCATTGTTGATTCAAGGTAAAAAAGGACAAATTCAGTTTCAAATGCAGGATTACCGCCGACAATGAGTTCAACCCCCCTGTCGTGAACGATCTTTGCCACCGTCTCAAAAGCTTGTTCTCTTTCCATGTAACAACATCACACGTAACAATTTGACAGAAATATAACAGAATTGCATGTAACACTGCAACGTGTGACACAATAATGTTGTTGCATGAAACAATGTTAGGACATCACATGAAAAAATCAGACTTATCAAAAACTTACAGAATACGCGGGGAATTCGTTGAAACGATCAAAGGAAAATCACTTGATTTCATTATCGAAACCAAGGAAAGAATTGAAGAAGCAGATATAATTAATGCTTTAATTTATAAGCACTTAGACAGCATTACAGCTAAAGATGTAACAAAATATATCGAGGAGATAAAAAAAGCGGACTGA